AGTTATAGAGGGGAGCATGTTAACTTATCCTCCGTGTATCGTTACTTCCTATGAAATAGCAAGTGAATATGAAAATGGTGCTTTCGGGAATGATTCTCGCGTAATTATAATACGTTTAACTCTTGAGGAGTTCTGGGGATACGCGCCAAACACCACAACTTACTTATAAACTATGACGAATCCTCACAAAATATTTAAAGCTGTTTCTGTTACACACCGAGACAAACCCCTTTCGGTACTTTCCCCTTCTATTGAGTTTTCTAATTTTATTGAGAATATGGGAAATTCTAATTTTAGGGTTGCTATTATACCTGAAGGAGTTAATGGTCGTCCTGACCTTTTAGCCTTACAGGTTTACGACACGGAAGAATTGTGGTGGGTTATAATGCTCGCCAATAGAATCCAAGACGCTAAAACTGAACTAACGACAGGTAAGAAGATTTTTCTTCCGGAAATTCCTGGTACCCCATTTGTTGATTAATTATTCATGGTTAAAACAGGCGCAAACGTCATCGACGGCAAAAATGCTTCCGAGAGGATAGCAGACCGTAATGCAGCAAATGATGCTAAAGGCGGCGGTGGTAGTGGTTTACAAGAAAGACCATTTGTAGCTACAAATAATGGCATAGCGTTTGTTGCTGTCCGGCCTGAAGGGGAAGATTCTGACCCTTTTAATCTTCGAGAAGGTATGAGAAGTTTTAAGGCGGGCTTTAAAAGCCAAAAGAACGGACCTCATAAATACATAGAGCTAACGATTGCATTACCTTCTCTTGCTGTAGAGAGGTCAATTTTTAGTAACATAGCAAAGGGTGGTCAGAGGTACGAGTTTGTTTTTGGCTGGGATAACGCAATAGGTAAATCAAAGATACTAAAAGCCACTCTTATCAGTGCTAATTATTCTATGAATTTAGGTCAGGAGGTTGTTATTAAGATGATGTTCGCCTCCCCTGACGACGGTTTAGCAAAAGTGGATAATCTTGTATTCGACAAAGACTCGAAAGCTATCCTCGCTGGCAAGGTTAGCCTAAAGGAATTTGGTGCTGCCGAAGGTATAGAAGAACTACTTAAGAAAGCTCTTTCTTTTGAATCTGTCTCCTGTATTGTAGAATCTACCAGTATAAAACCTCAAACAGCTTTTTCGATAGGTAAACTTAAAAAATCAATAATGAAGGGATTTACACCACAGGAAGATGGTGGAAGTGGCGATAAGATGGGCCCGTTTACGGGAAAAGGGGAATATACAGATTTAGAAGTAGGATTAGAAACTATGGATGAGAATTACGCTCAAGACCAAGCTATTTTTCAATTTTTCGAGGAGAGCCCTTTTATTATAAAATTACCTGACGCGGACGAGGTTTCAAACCCTGAGGACCTCGAAGGACAACTGTATACAAAACACAAGGGTTGGGGGGAAGACTATGAAGTAAGAGATAACACGCAAGACGATACTGGCCAATTATCACAACTCTCTACCCCCCAAAGAAGCAATACCTCCATACTGTTAGGTCGTCCCCCAAAAACTCCAAATATACCCGCACAATTTGATAATAAAAATTTTTCCCCTTTAATAAAAGGACCTAGTGAATATCTCCATAAGCTTAGTGAGGCTAAACTTATTTTTAATAAAACTGCAACCCTTCCTAAGTGGGAGGAGCAATACTCTGGTCGGTATGAATTCTGGGTACAAGGACAACAACAAATAATACTGGATACGGGACAAAGGAATCTTGCCCTTTGGGATAGAGATGACGGCTTTGGTTGGATAACCCTAGCACCTACTTTAGATTATGCCTTAAGAAATCTAACCCTGATAGGCCTTGACCAGGAATCTATATGGAGCGACTCAATGTTTGAAGTTCCTACGCAAGATGTTGCTGTTGAAGATGAGCATGGACAAGGTACCTGGTTTTTTCGATTAACTAAAACAGAGGTCGCTAAAATAATCGTCGAGACATGTAAAATGCAGGCAAGGGCTGACCAAATCAACGACCTAAACACTGCTCAATTTTACCCTCCACCTGGAGGCTTAGCCAGCGAAGATTCTCAATACGACCCCCTAAACTTTTTGTTTAGCGACGACCCCTTTAGTGTTAATACCATGGTTGGTTATGCTGATGGAGCACCTGGCGGAGGTGAAGGTGGTGGTGAAGGTGGTGGTGAGGGAGGCGATAAAGGAGGCACTGACACGTCCAAGGACGCTCAACTTATGTTAAGCGTTAAAGAGGGAGATACTCTTTCCGACTTCTTAAACAGGTATGTCGTATGGCAGAATGAAATTATTGGTGATAATGGCCCTCAGGTAGGTTGGAAACTTATTCATGCCGCTGAACTACAGGAAGAAGGGAAGGCCATGGATGTCGACCCAGAAGATTTAGTTGTCTATATAGCTAACCCTCAGGACTTACCTGGAGCTATAGACAAGTCAGCCCCCGACCTTTTACGTAAGATTAAATCTTATCCTTGGATATCCCCGGACGGTATTGACATAACACTTTGGGTTGGAGGTTGGCAAAGCATCGTCAAAGGTGTAAAAGCTTCCGTTGAAACTATTCAAGCGATTCCTTTTAATCATTCCGATGTGAAAGTGCAACGTACTGAGGATGATGTTAATAAAGGAATTGTCGAGAAAATAGCAAACTTAAAGAAAGTGGCGCTCGAGAAATACGAGGAGTATATGAATCAGCGTCATGAAGGGATTATGATAGGTAATATGTGGACAGTTTTAAAGAAGTATCTAGAACCCGACTCAGTTACTAATAAGCCTAAAAATAAAATAAAGACTATAGCTGTATCTCCTAAAACTCAAGAAGCTAAGAAGCTAGAGAAGAAACCCGATGCTGTTGTAGCCAAAGCAGGTCAAGCTGCCGTAAACTGGGGTTTAACTTTCTTCACACCTCAGGTTGTTACAGTAGGACTACCAGAAATATGTACTGGACATGAGTTAACTAGAACCGTTCAACTAGTAGTACCTGATATGAGAGGTGGAGGGGGTGACATAGGACACTCCATAGGTGGAACATATAAAATTATAGGATGGGAACACACTATATCTGTAGAAGCTGGATTTACTACTACTCTTGATTTAATCCCTGTAGAACCCAACTTCTTAGATGATGAAGGTGGAGAAGGTGGAGATGGGGAAGGTGGAGAGTCTGAAAAAACAGGCGCAAACGTAATTGACGGCAAAAATGCTTCCGAGAGGATTGCCGCACGCAATAAAGCAAACGATGCAAAGAGAGGGTATTAACAATGGGAATATTTAGTAGATTAAAAGCTCTTGAGTCACACTCAAAAATGATAACGCAAGCCTTGTTAGATACAGGCATTGCCAAGAAACAGACATCTACAGCAGCAGCCGCAGGCGCTGATTACTTAACATCTATTGCAGGAGGCAACCCAACTTATGGTAAAACATTCTCTGCTAGAATAGAACAAGTAGATGATGTTTATAAAAGTGGTAGGGTTAAAGTTATTTGCAATGCAATCATGGGAGAAGAACCGTTTGACTGTAAAATGGCCACCTCATTTGGCGGCGCAGGATATGGGTTTTTTAATGTTCCTGGGATAGGGGCAATGGTTTTAATTACGGAAGTTGAAGGTGAAGGTTGGGTTTGGTTCGCCTGCCTTGCGAATTTAGAACTTGAACCTGGAGGTGAAAACACTATCACACAACCTAAAGGCTCGGATGACGAGGCTAAAAAGGTAGAATCACCAGTCCCTTATGCAAAATATGGTCAGCAAGACGGAGACCCTAAAATGCTGACACATGGTGTTCCCGAAGGCTTTGTTAATTACAAAGACAACCACCAACCTGAGCAATACATATGGAAAAGCCCAAAGGGGAATAAAATCGTAATGTCTGAAAAGCACACGGAGGAAGCCGAAGAAAAACACATTACTATTAAGTCTGCAATGGGTAAGATGATTTTGCTAGATGACGCTGACCCAAGGACCGATATAGGTACAGAGCCTAGCGTGCCTATGGGAGCAACTGGAGATAGAATTATAATTGCCGACGGTGAGGATTTTGATGTTGACGGAGGTCCGAACCGTATTTGGATTCAGACATCCGCAGGAGAAGATGGGGTAGAAGATTCAATTCAAGTATATGCTAAAAACGCTTTGTTCCTTGAAACTAGAGAAGGGAATATTAATCTTTCTATTTTAGACCAAGAAGCAGAAGACGCTCATATCTTAATTACAAACCTAGCTAAGGGAAACCTAGAAATAGATATAGAGGAAGGTGATATAGCCGCAGTCGCCAGATATAGAATATGTTTAAATGCTTGGAATGAAGACGAAAGTGTTGACCCCGAAACAGGTATCCCTAAAATTCTAGGGTCAGTAGGTATAAGGTCGAAAGGTGCGTTTACCGTTCGCAATGGGATGGGAAGCGTGAATCAAAATCTCCAAATGAGCCACAAGAAGGGTTGGGTGACATTGAACTCCGGTAAACAAGGTTTGGCCTTATTTGGCCAGCCCGGAGGTGTAGTAACCGGAGCAGTAAAGAGAGCCCATTTAATGGGTACCGATGTTTATGTAACGGCGAAAGACCATTTGCATTTAGAGGCTAATAAGATTACTATAAATGGAAAGACCATTTCAATATCCGAGAATGTCACTATGCCATCTAGAGAGTTCGACGCAGAATATAACAATGCTGTCCCAGACTCCCTATCCCCTTGTCGCGAGATTGAAACTGATACTGGCTTCTCCGCTCAGACTGGCGGCGGTGGAGGTGCCGGCGGAGGTGGAGGCGAGGAAGGAGAAGAAGGAACGGATGGAGAAGGTAGAACAGCAGAACCTCCTGTATGGAACTTCGAAGGAGCAGAGGGTCCTAGTTCTGGCGTATATGGCGAGTTCACCTGGGACTTCCGTCCTCTTCCGGGTACTCCCCCTGGTCCTGGCCAAGGCGGACTCCCTTCTTTCTCTGGACCGCCTTCTGCGACGGTTCCCGCTGGCGGTGTCCCTGCTGCTCCTGCGACACCACAAACACCTAGCCAACCTAGTACACCGAACACGCCGTACGCACCAGCAACACCTAGTACACCTAGTACACCTAGTACACCGACCGTACCGAACACACCACCCTATCCGAAAAGTAAAGACCCTTATAGCCCATCAACGCCAGGTTCTAGTTGGACTGACCGCTTCAACGCTAATGAAGGTATACCTAAGCGTCCTGATAAACCTCTCGCCCCGGCTACCCCAGGTACTCCCGCTGCGTCTGCTCCGAACATCCCGAACTCTCCTGGGATTAATCAAGCAATTGTAGAGTATGCAATCGAAAACGATATACCTATGACACATATAAGCTTTAATGATGGGATAACCCCAGGTGGACCTGGAGCTGGCGAAGGCGGTGGTGGTGATGGTGATGGTCTTAACCTGAGTGACAATGTTTACGGCGCCGATACTCCTGGAGTCGACGGTGGGGGTGGTACTGGTGGTGGAGGTGTTACTTTCGACTCTACTGAGATTGATGGCACTTACAACTCTACAGACAGTATAAGACACAACCGCCAAAGAGGGGGAGGTGAGGACTTAAATGCTCAAGTGGGTTGGTTCCAAACAACCGCTAGAACTTTTGATACTGAAGATTACAATAGGGATGCTATGACTTCAAAAACAAATAAGGGTTTAGAATCTCAAGGGGGTGCTTCTATTACCCCTAACCCTATTACCTCTCAAACTCTTCCTGGGGGAGAAACAACCGCATCCCAAGGAGCCTCAAATACTTCTACGGGTGCTAATGGCCCAACGTATACGGCTACTCAATATTACCTCCCTCCTGGAGGAGGAGAAGTAGGTGACGCAGGAGGAGTGCCATAATGCCAACTCTTGACCTAGGTTTCCCATATGACGCTATCCCTTCTAGGAGACAGCTTATAAATAACAATTCAACGGAAATTGTCCACATAAGTAATTTTAAGTTTTATCCCAGCTTAAGTCCAGATGTACATAATATCGCACCACAAGCTTACTACACTGTGTATGTTTCGGGTTCAACTGGCGGTGGCAGCCCAAGCACTAAAGAGACTGTTTATTCTCTTCCTATTGTGTTTAATGTAGATTTGTTTGTAGGTGAGTCCGCAGATAATGTTATCCCTTTACGTGGAGTCCGAGGACCTCGAGGTGTCCGTACTTTGTCTAATGATATTCAATACTACCATTTTCATAAGGAATTAGGAACGACGGCGTCAACCCAAACTACTTCGGGAATACCTCCCGTGGGAGAAGAACAAGACTCCCAATCGGGTTTAAATTCTCTTTACAAAATAACAAGCGTAGAGCCTTTTGCGCTCCCAGTAGGACATCAACTTTATATGGATGTTTCCTCCACGCAAGCGGACCTCAACACCTTATCTTCAGTAGTGTCCTCTTTTGTACTTGATAACCCTACTTATACAGAAGACATACAGGTTTATTACCATGCCGGACAGTTTACAAATGGAGCCGCACAGTTTCTTGAGTTTTACAACTCGTCTATAGGAAGTACGAGCTTTGATTTAAAGACCTCGGAAGAAGCTTTTTTAGCCATTACCTTTGAGTATTATAATTCAAGACCTACAGAGGTGGCTGGATTCAGTAGGGTTAATTTAACTGGTAGCTCTTACACACCTAGCTCTGGCGAGGTTACAACCTCCTCTGGTGAGTTTATAACGTTGTTACAAAACAAAGAGTTTCCTAAAACTATGATGGTAGAAGGTTTTCCTTATTCATCTGGCAAAGGAAATCTAACAATAACTAAGCTGCGAGTTTACGCTGCTGAATACAACAAATCAGGTAAAGCAGTTTATGATTTTTACAAATTAAGAAGTAATGGTACTTATGACCCAATCGCTACTAGAGTACCTGTGTCAGCTAGTGCAAATGAATTCGTAGGCAACACTATGAGAAGTATTCTAAGTGGAACCTCAGCTTTAGATTTAGAAGAAGCATTTTTTGATTCTAGAGCGCATGAAACTATAAGACTGTCACACAGAACCGACAACTTTTCTAACGATGGGGAATCTATTGTTGCAATATGCAGAGAAAATTCTTTAGAAGGCACAGGCAAACAGGTTCTTGCATTTCAATATGAAGGCTTTTATGAACAAGATTGTGGGTATAACATAACCTCCCAAACTGGGAGAAATTACAGTTACGACTCTTCTTCTGGAAGGTGGGACCAAATCTAATGGTATTAGTTCCTCTTTTATTTCCTTTTACAGGCAGAGACCTAACGCCTTCGGTACATGAAAGTCTCACCTTAGACGTAGCACTTAGATTAACCCCTGGACTTCCCACTGAAGCCAGCGGAATTACCTCAGTTCATGGAAACTCAGGGATAGGACCAGGAGTTCCTCTTCTTATAAAAACTTTAGTATTAAGCACTGACCTTAATAGGTCATTATTTTCCGGAGGGGTAATAAACCTCCAACCCAAGGAACCCATGGAAATTACTTCGGCTCCACTAAATAATGTAGCCTTAGATACAACTAAGGTAAGTTTATATGCCTAGTATCGCAAGAAAAATGAGCCTGTTAGACGCCGCCGGAACAGGAGGTGTTGGTGTAGTCACACACGTGCAGCAAGAATTTGTCACTGTTAATGGACAAGAAGTTGTTGTTGTGGGAGACCAAGGAACAACTCATGAAGGCAATGGGGGACCAGCAACAGGAGGAGGATACGCTGGACCTGGAGATTTTATACCCAACTCACCCACTACTCCAGGTGTCGAAGATGAGGAGGATGATGATGAAACTCGCGCACCAGATGTACACCTGGAATATCAATGGAGAGTTTCTGAAGGGAAATCTTACATTACGATTAACGGTTTAGAGGTTGCTTTCGTAGGCAGCATGTGTGACTGTAACCACAAAATCATTGACGGCGAAGACTTCGTACAAATATTATAAATAAATGCTTTCTGAAACAACCTTAAGACTTTTAAACAGCACTGCACTTACTGCAATGTCTAATGTTATAACTACAAATATAGGACGTATAAATCGTCGTGTATCTAACGCACGTGCTAGACTAACAAGACTTACTGGCCAGCACCAGCAGTATAACTCTAATGGTAATCCAAGACTTTACTCGTCTCCTAACTCAGGTAATAGAGGTGCGGAGCACGCAAATAATAAACTTTCTACTTTAAAAAGTTCTATTGATACAATGTCTATTCTTTTGAATTCCGGGTATGAGGTGTTTTCTTCTGGAAGACCAGGAGGTAATCTAGGGGATATGATTCAACAAGCCAGAAATGAACTGTATACGCAATTTCCACAACCTACTGGAAACACAAAGGCGTATGCTAATAATAAAGTACGTAGAATTTATAACGGATACATAAGGATTCGTCAAGAGCTTGCCGATATGAATAGTACGGTAGACCTAATTTATTCAATTTTAAAAGAGAGAGCCGAAGGATTGACCGAAGAACCAAGGCTTAACTACGGAGCATTGCTATCCTCAGGTCAGTTATCAGAACAACAGCTTCAATTAGTTTCTCAATATGAAACTCTCGTAGAGAATTCAGTAGTTAAACCTTTCCGACACAACAAGGCTTATAAGCAAGCTCTTGCTGCTCAACTAAAAGCTGACACCATGGATGAAGAAGAAGTAGCCCGTTTTGATTTGGTGTACGGTCCTCCTATTTCAACTGATGGAAAGTTTGTTCTTTCTCAAGATGGTCTATATTACGATTCTCGAAATGGGGGAATTCCAGTAACGGAAGACATGATATATTCTTCCAAGTCTTGGAGCTTAGGAGGTCATCCGTGGGAGGGAGGCAGAGGACAGGAAATTACTGAAGACAAGTTGAGATTTGTATCTAATACAATTTTTAGTGACGACTTTGAAGCGGATGACCCTCAAGGTAACGTTGACCGTTTACTTGAGATTGATGAAATCCTGCAAGCGTATGTCAGAGACAGGAATATACACCACACCCAAATCGAAGCTTATATTACAGAGCTCGTATCCACTGGATTTGAAAGGACTAGCCCTACTGTGTTAAACTACCGTCGAAGCCAATCTGCACATAGTGACGCATACGAATCTAAAATTAAAAAACGTAAAAAACAACTTCAGCTTTTCGGTTTATTTGGAGGCATACAAATTACAAACTCCGATAGCCCATTAGGTCAAGACATTATTATTAAAACTTTAACGAACTCTGAAAGGAGGCATCTTTTAGCATCTAATGGATATAAAGCAGATGGCTCTAATTTCCCGTTCAGACCTGGAGTTGATGGTATTAAGCAACTAGGAGATATTGTCGTTGACTATGATACCGAAGTGAATAAGATTAGAGTCCGAAAAAGACTCGAAAGGGCGCCACTAAACGATTTTTCCTACTTGAAAGGCTCAGCGATTATTCCTGATGTAACAGTTCAAAGGAAAATCGTTATCGCTGAGGATGTTGCGAATATTGTTGTTCCTTCGGAGCCTATTTTTGTTAAAGGCAATCCTTTACTAGGTACAATATATTTGAAAGATTTCAATGTAGATGAAATATCTACGGGCGATTTTGTAAAATCTCAAGGCACCGTGTCCGGAGTCAACCCAATGTATAAGAGTCTTGGAGACTCTATAGTTACTGAAGGTTTAGTTGTTTGTTATAATTTCTTAAAGCCTGATATTACGACACCAAATCGAAATAAGTACGACTTAGATAATTATGCGGAAGGTTCTAAAGCATTAAATGGAAAGTTCGTAGCATCCTCAACTGAACACGCTTTCCCTTCTGGTCTCTCTATACCGTTCCTTCGAGGTACGATTTACGACCCGGAAAACCAATACGGTATATTCTACAAGCCAATTGATGATGTCGACGTTCATAACAATAGAGGAGGTTGTTACGTAAGACTTCCTAATAATGTTAAAAAAGGAAAACTGTTCCCAGAAGGAGAACGAGTTAATGGATTAACATATGGAACTAAAGGATGGTCTATGGATTTTTGGACCCACATTCCCGAAGTGTCCTCAGGGCTAACTGGACATCACAGATATAGAATTGTTGCCGCTTGTGAAAACTCTGGTAACACCCCCGAAGCTGGAAATTTTATTACTGCTGTGGTAAACCCTGACGACGATGGACCTACAAGAGGTTTGATGATAGGGTTTAGAGATAAAGATGTATCCGGAGCAGCCACAAACACGGCATCCAGCTTAGGTGAGCTTGAATTCGTAATCCTCCCTACAGTAGGGCAAAACTCTGTAGTAGGCGAACAAGATGGGTGGGAGTGGAACCATAGTATAGCGATTCAAGAAAAAGACGCTAAAGACCACACACACCAAACCATCCTCATCGACCCAGCCAGACACGGAAACGCAACCTCTGGAACTGAGTTAGGTGTTAAAATTCCGGTTACGAAGCAGACCACTTCTGGAAAGAACTGTTCAAGCTGTGATACGGAGTTCTCACATTATAATGTATCTTTCAACTATGAAAAAGATACGGTATCCGTCTTCCTAGACGGGGAACTGCTAGATTCGTCTTCAATATCTACCGCCTTCTCAACCCAGAAATATATACCTTTGAATGTTCCATCCCCTATCGTTTCTATGCACGGGAGTCGTCAAAGTATGCTTGGTGAGGGAGATTCAGTAGAGCACTTAGCTGAAGGTTTTTCAAATGCGGATTACCCACAATATCCTATTTTCACCCCTTGGATTTTGGGAGGAGGATTCTCAGATGTGATAGGCCCAGCCCAAAACAGACCTGGAGCAACCACACCTTTAGGATTTTTAGGGTACAATACTAACGACCAATACAAAGTACATACTGGACGAAGTTTAAGTACGGACTTGTTTGGTGGCTATTACGGTCAACACATACCTTCGTTAGGAGGACAAGTTAATACTGGGTCTACTCGAAAAATACCAAGAAGTGGTCTTGATGGGTTCTTGGGAAGTTTTAAAATGTATTCAAAACCTCTAGATATAACAGAGGTGACTACCAACTTCAACGCCCAAAAGGGATTCTTTAAAAATATAGCAACATATAGGTCATAATGGCATTAGGCAATTCACAAGCATATCAAGTAAAATACGTAACTACGGGGAGTGAGAAATCACTTGTCGGGTTAAACTCGAGCCTTTCCTGCAAAAGTTCTGGAGGTGTCTTTTCCAAACAATACGGCATACATCTTGTTAAGAATAATTTAATTGATTTACTTGTGACCAAAAAAGGCGATAGGGTTATGTTACCTCAATATGGTACTAACATACATCTTGCTGTGTTTGAACCTCTCGATGAATTTCTAAAGAGAGATATTCAAAATGAAATTTTAACGGCTATTGCAACTTACGAACCGAGAGTAGATGTTTTAAACCTTATAGTACAGGAAACTGAAACCTCAGACGATTACTCTCTTGTGTTGGCCGACGAGAAGGCCGGCTTGGCTTTATCTACTGAATCTAAAATTACAGTTTCACTTACCGTAGCTTTAAAGGACGATGCCTTGGCCACCGAAAATATATCTCTAGCGTTTTAACTTATGTCTTTTCCCTCTAACCCTTTGTACAACGTTTCATCTTTTGATGGAACCATCGAATCTGATTACTTAAGATATGCAGCTATTCTTGAAAAGGATAAGCCAGAGTATATTGATTACTCTCTAACAGACTTTGCGTCTTATAAATCGGCCTTGCTTGATTACATGATGGCCGTTTACCCTGACGAGTTCACAAACTTTGTAGAGTCTGACATGGGTATAATGTTTACTGAGCTATTCGCTTATTTGGCTAGTGTTATTTCTTTGAAAGCAGATTTTCTTGCGAATGAAAGTTATTTAAGCACTGTGAAAACCACCGCTAACCTTGATAAACTTTTACAATTAATTGGTGTAAAAATAAAAGGCCCAACTTCAGCTAAAGCTGAGGCTTCCATATCTTTTGCTACCGATTTCTTTACTGACGGTGCAAATAGAACTACTATCTCCAAAGCCAATAGAACGTTACAGGGAGCCTCTGATAAAGATGGAAAACCTGTATCTTTTGTTTTATATAAAGGGAATGCAGATGGAAATATTATATTTGATGTAAGTAGTGTAGAGGATTTAGATTTCGATGTTGACTCGACTAACTTAACACAAAGTAACTTCTATTTATTAGAAGGGACTTTACAAGAAGAGGTTCACACTTTTAGTACAACTGATGAGGAGTTTAAAATGAACCTTAGTGTATCCCCTGTCGTAGAAGGCAGCATTACAGTTTCTTCTGCCGATGGTACTTTATGGCAAGAGATAAATTCGTTATATTTAGCGTCTTCTACACAAGCTGTGTTTGAAAAGACGTACGATGAGCAGTATAGAGCTACCTTACTGTTTGGAAATGGTACAAAAGGAAAGAAACCTACTCCCGGTGTAGATGCTAAAGTGTTTTATAGAGTTGGAGGCGGCGAAAGAGGAAACATTTCTAGAAATGTTATAAACATGTCTGTAACAACTACTAAAAATACTGGTAATACAGGCAACGTCACAGTATTTAACACCTCTAAAGCTACTGGAGGTCGGGATAGTGAAAGTGTAGAACACGCTAAGAAGTACTACCCACACGTTTTTAAAGCTCAACATAGGTGCGTTACAGGAGAGGATTATACCGCGGCAGCGAATGACTATTCTTCCACAAACGGAACCATAGGTAAAGCAATGGCAGTTCTACGGAATAACGGAGCAGGTGCAAATAACATTGATATTTATTGCTTAGCTAAAGCATCCCAACTTCAATTAGAGAGATGTTCTTTACTTCTTAAAGCCGAGCTGCTAGACCACCTTAATAATTTGAAAATGATGACAGATGAATTAACTATTGTGGACGGAGTTATTCGAACTTTGGATTTAAACTGTACCCTTCTTGTAGATGAGTCTGACACGTACCGAAGAAATGCGATTAAACAAGAGGCTGCGGATGGTCTTTTAAAATACTTCGATGTAGACAATAGAGAGTTTGGAGAAGCACTGTCTCTGTCTAAGTTACAAAATTATATGAATGATATTCCTGGAGTTCGATACTTTAAAGTTGATAACTTTCCAGGCGATATCTACGCAAACCTCAACGAAATTATACAGCTCAACAACTTTGAGATTACAGTAGACATAGTTTAATGGCAAATCAAAAGTTTAACTACATAGATTCGATTACCCCTCTAGTACCTTCCATGTACATAGATAGGGAGAGTGTAAGCTATGGTTCAACAGAAGAACTAAGTTATAAAACCCTCTCGTATTTTTTAAAGTTGGTTGGGGATGCTAGTTCTCTATTTGAGTCTAGCTCCATTAACAGCGTCGCTCAACTTCAATCTAAATTCGTACCTGGAAACAAACTAACCCGAGTAACGCCTGAGATTGTTAATAATTATCTTTTAGCCCCTTTAGGCAAACAGTGGGAAGACTTTTCGGCATCCTCTGAATTTGTAACCTTCATGGAGGCTAGTGGGTTATCCTCCATAACCTTAAGTCCTAGCTATAGTACGAATCAAATGTTTGCTCTATGGTTTTCTGGAAACGAAGGTGCTATTCCTGGTGTCTCATCACTGTACCCTGAGGTAAGTACTGTTGGGTTAGCTCAAGACAAACTGCTTGAAAAGTTTGGACTACTTCATATTCTGAATAGCTCGGGCGCGACTATAGTATCTAAACACGCACAACATACTGAGCTAAGTTCTTTAGCCTCTAGTCTGTGGACTGAAAACTTATACGGTGGAAGCTCTGTGGACGAAGAAGCTTGCCTTCACGTTCTATCCGAGTATATTTGGAAAAACAGAGAGTACGCTTATGTAAATCTAGATGCTGAGAAGTTTATTCCCCATGAGTTCCTATCCTCCACAGCACAGGTTTCAGGAGAGACATATCTCTCAGGCACACAACTATTAGACGCATACAAGACATCGTTATCCTTGTGGTTGAACAAGGACATGGACTCCTCTCCCATGGTACAAAACAGCTTGGATGTTTATCTATCGTCAACCTTAATACCTACAAAGTTTGCCAATAGTGGTTCTCTTAGTAAATTTTTAAGAGCCCTTGGATACGCTTCATATGACATCCATCACGCAGTAGATTCGTTAAGTGACCTTATTGATATTAACAACTGTCCGCCTGAGTTTTTAGACTATTTAGCAACTTTAATTGGGTGGAAGTTAATTGGAACTAATGCCACTGAGTGGAGACAACAGCTAAGAAATGCCGTTACGGCATACAAAATGAAGGGAACTGCTTCAGGGTTAGACGCTGTAGTCGAGCATATTTTTGATAGAGATGTATTCTTTCCTACTAGTGGGCTTACGGAGACATGGGAGTCATATTTTCCAAACCTTCTTTACTACGTTCTTAAGACTGAGTCTTTTATGGCATCGGCTACCGCTGCTGATATTGGCGAATGGGGTAAATTCTGGAGACGTACTGAAAATATAAAAGTTAATTATGACTCGGAAAGTGAAGACAATAATATTCGATTTGCGGTTGATGTGCTTTTACAACACTTAGACAACGTACATAAGTTAATACACATCAAAGGTGAACATTGGAAAGACAGTGATATGTGGAAAGGGATACTTAATAATCCTAATTCAGCAAATGGTTTCAACCACCGTGGTAAAATTGTTGACATCCCACCCTGGGAAAACGATAGATTTTACTCTGATTCATACGTTACTTTGGAAGCCTTAGGAACGCTCTCTTCTGTTTTAGTAAGAGCATCCGACCAAGGAGGACTCGGCGTCACCCACGAAGCCAGTCAATATATAACCGATTTCTGTAAAGCTAATCTTGGATTAGACCAACTTCCTCCATTGCCTGGAGATAGACCGAGATTTAAGTTTCTCACATCTTCTTTAGCTGTAGCACCTAATACAAGTTCCTTGCCTTTGCAAAGTGACAGGTTTGAAGATACTACTAACTTAAGCGATTACTGGAACAGAAAGTCGTCAGTAATGGTTTTAGATATTAATGCCTTAGACGCCGACTTCCGCCAAAAAGGAAACTCCAAACTCAACTTGAAAAACCTTAGAATGCTACACCAAGTGTTTAGAGATTTTGTTCCTCTTAGGGTTATGATTAATACGGTCATTACAAATAATCTAGCAGACGGGGGAGGAAGCCAACAGCAAAACGATGGAATTTTTGATGGTTACGGTTGGGGTACTGGAGGATTGTTGCCTTCTGGCATATTCTGTATTCAAGGGGATTACTCAAAACAGGATTCCGCACTAGACGTTGTTAACCAAACATTTGCCTCTGGTTTTCAAGGAGCGCAAAGTGGAGATGCTAGTGCAGGCAGTTTCCAAGAAGGCCGATACGTTCCTGATGTAAACACAACTTATTGGGAGACCGTAGGGGCTGTACCCGCTAGAAATGTAGCTAGAGCTAGAAATTTAAGATACAACCTCCCAGGCAGATTCTTTTCAAGAAATGGAAGAAATACTCCACATACGATGGACTTTATGAACACGTATTTTTGGGGAGATACTCCTGCAACTATGGCGTCCGCGGGACATTTTATTGATACCTTGTCAAAGGAAGGTTTTGGATTTGCCTTTAGTGCGTTAGAGGCTTCCTCGTACCAACCGAAAGGGTGGAACTTTTCTTCTCAAAGTTATCTTGATGTATCTTCAAGAGAGTTTGACACCTCCAATTCTATTCGAGCAAATCGAGACGGGCATGCACGGCCAAAATGGCAATCTTCCGAGACGGGCTTGTCTGCTAATTCTTGCTTTCCTTTTAGGTCTCCTGAGAAGTATTCTGTAGACTGTAGCGCTATGGGAGCTGAGGAGCGACATCGAGTGTTTGAAATAACAAGAACAATCATTGATGTCATTCTGAAAAATAACGAAGTGTATGAAGACAGAGCACTTCTAAACTTTAATCATGAAGATTTATTAAATAAAGAATTCGGCACAGGTATTCACCAACTTTTCAGGACGTGCACTGATGTGTTCTTCAACAGAATAGAGAACGACCCGTTCAGCATAATAAACCACATTTTCGGGCCATTTGTGATAGGGCATGACATACCTCTTAGAGGGAAGGTCCTTAACGGGGATTTAGATAATACTCAAGCTCATACCCCAGGAAAAGCCCCAGGAGTAGATGATACCATTATAACTCGACACGAGTATAAGGCTGTTTTAGGGGGCGAAGGTATCCACGGTAATTTACTGTATAACTCAAGTGGTCATGTAAAGTTAATCGAAAATTATGGACTTGCGTCCGAAGGTGGTTTACATGCGTATAAGCCTGACATAGATTCCATGTTTGGGATTAAGCAGTATAGTAACATATCTTTGCTTTCGGCAGTAGAGGTGGTAGCAAGCCCTACTTCAAAATCCTTTGCAGTGCTTAATGATGTTTATTCCCCACTAAGAGTTACAGACGAAAATATTGACATGATGTCGCTGTTTGGAAGAGGAGCACATAGAAAGTATGAAGACTGTTTGAAGTTTAGATACCCCTTACTGCAGAACAAGAATTTTCTCACCAATCCGGACTTTAAACCAAATCCTACGCTAAGAACTGATTTGCCTTTGTACAGTTTAGATATAAAAGGATGGGACTTAGCTGACCTAGCCAGGGACCCCGTATGGAACAATACAGGTTCCAATACCGGAACTCTTACGTATGAGGATGGAAGTAATGGGCCGTTTTCAAACTACAACACTTTAAACGACCTGGCGGGTAATAACAATTACATAGTAATTGTATCTAAACTATCAAACACGATAGCTGGCAACCCTTTTAAAAACAAAGCCGCCCCGACTATTAGAACTTCAACAAACACTTTCTCTGATACTTCAAGCACCGATTTAAAATCACTTAGAACTGGACTAGTTCCAGGTAAGACTTATAAACTATCTCTCGACACTGTGTCACAGGTTGATACTGGTGCCTGGACTTATGTTTTAGCAAACGTTACTAAAAACGAGTACTACAGTACTTGGGGTTGGGGAGCGTCTTCAATTAATGCTGTGAACGTTACTTTGCCTGCCACTAGTACCGCGACTAGAGAAATTCTCGAAGATACTATTTTAATACCGGACAACTTTGAACCTGGAGATGATTACCAATTATTCTTATCTTACGGCACGGGAACGGGAACCACAGCAGGCAAATGGTCTGCCTTGTTTAATGCCTCCCTCAAAGAAGTTATAAGCTCTGAGTCTAACTGCCTACTAACGGATTCTAAATACAGATTTACCATAGAGGCACAGGCAGGAGGTGTTAAGTTTGAGAATCTCGAGATACCTCGAAAGTTTGGGGTGCTAGGTGCTCGGGTTACTACTGATGTAGTGCCGGATGCGTTCGGAAGGAACCGACGCTATGTATACAACTTTATAGATAAAACGTGGATTGACCTGAATGTCAACCACTACGTTAGAGACCTAACCTCAGGTGTGGAATTCCTCAAAGCAGAAAATAGTTTATTTACTTCCGGCGGAGAATTCAAAAGAAAGGGAAGCGGTTCACCTTTTATAGGCATGTATCATACAATGAATAACAACGGAATCGTTAGTTATATGGAAGGAGCCTTTCACAATTACGGCGCACAAGGTGTGTTAATTCCAGTCTCTGATAATCACTGCCAAAAGGACCTTATGGAAGACGGGGTGTTGTTTAGCATACCCGCTTCCACTGAACATACTCAAAAATTAGAGTTCGATATTCACACTATCGGACAACCTCACATCCACACCTCAAGTACAGGATACTATGTAGAATTTTTCAGAGTGCAAGGACCAAACCCAGAAAGACCAGCGGCTGAAACTAGGGTTGACATCCATACTATTGCTGGATACAGCCTTGGATTAAGAGAACTTACCACAAAACTATTTAACGTAGCCGACTATGATAAGGATGATACGGCATCCATTCTTCGGTACTTCCAGAGTATTGTAACTACTTATAAACTAAATTCTAGAAACCCAGACGACTCTGCACAGTTAGCAGGTCCTAACGGTGGAGGAAGGTCTGAAATGATAACCCCTTACGGGGGTGGTTATCGAACTAACGCTGACGACGGAGAAGCCACCTTCGGAACTGGAAATGAGTCCACTACTCTGTATGAGATATAAATAAAGATATGAAAGGAATTGTAGAAGTTTTTCAAGTTAAGAACGGATGTTGGGATAAGACATACGAAGATGATAACATGGTTGTTCATGGAGGTAAAACCTCCTGCGCTGATATTTTCACACACCTCCCTTTAGAAAGAGAGGATGGCACTTACCCGTTAACGGATACCGCGGTTGAGTCCGTATCCAACTACACCATCAATTCTTTAACCTTAGGAGCGGGACAAAAAACTTTAAGCAAGAGAGACTCACGACACGGAGTAAAGTACCTGAATGATTTATGGGGGGCCAACACGGCGCAATACCTGGATATATCCGGAAACTACTATGCCCTTCTTCCGTACAGAGAGAACTTCAAATTTCAGCAGTTTGCAAATAGAGGAAACCATAAGAACCCAGCCAACAGTGCCCTCTCTAAAAAATACAAAGGACCTTCCTTGCACGATGCTACCGTTTTTAAACATTCTAGTATTGAAGTTACTTCAACCGAGGAAGACGGAGGTTCTTTAACTTTCGAAAAGATACGAGGTCAGGACTTCGCAGAAGTAAACATTCCAATTCCTTTAGATTTAGCAACGAACTACAAGCTAAGTTTAGGTGTTGACGGTAACTTGCCTGTAAAAATTGAACTTATTCGAGTAGATAAGATTACGAGAGCAAACTCGCTCAACGTAAACTTGAGAGAGCATGTTTGGGATTTTACACAAGCTGGGTTTGTTGAAGGTCTAACTGTTGCTGATAAAAGCAGGTTAGAAAAAACCCTACATACTTCTGGTGTTATTACCGGCGAGCTTCATGAAATTTTCTTCGATACAGCCTTCGATAAGATAGACCAGGGTGCGAGAGTAGAACTGTTTGATTACTCCGTTAAGATTACCGCTCCTATGGCTACAGATTTTGAAAAAGGTAAAGTAAGACTTTACAACTTTAAATTAGAGTCGTTAAACGAACTCATTCTAAAAAACCCAAATTTTAATAAAGTTGAATCCTTAGTAGACAATACAAGCTTTAAGGATTTAACCCCCTACGACCTTACCAACTTTACAGGCGGAAACTCAGAAGACTTGAGAATTATGGGCGTGTACCAGATAGGGGGGTTCGAACACCACTCTGCCATATATGCTTCTTCTAATGCTTTAGATGCAAGCTTGGAAGAAACTCCTTCTGTAGGTTGGATTTCAGTAGACAATGTTGATGCTTACGGTACCTCTTCGAGGCCTCCTAAAGCTTCCGATGGAAATGAGTCTAATATAGGTGTTTCTTTTAATTCTAAGTCATTCCTTTTTGATAATGTAGGAGCTGCCACACTTACTAAAAGATTTAAGTTTCCTAAAAAATGGACAGACTTCTATACCCAGACAGGCTCCAGATTCGAGCAGGGGTATTTAAACGACCCTTACTCCAAGAGAAATCTTGTTATATCATTTGACTGTAACCCTGTATCCTCCGTACTCAATGGTGCCGGTGGAGCACCTGCAAATGGTGTAAAAATACGTTGCGTTAACGTAACTAAGGGCTTGCACTACAACTTCGTCTCAGGAGATTTATATGAATCCAAATCCTGGGGAGGAAGTGGCACTCCTCAAGTACTAGGCGCTGGGTTAGCTATGAACACCACAACCACTTTACAGGCAAACATTTCAATGCCTTTAGAGTTTTACAATGACGAGTTCAAGTTAGATATTATAGGTCACGCAGGTCGCGCTGAAGATGATGCAGGAAGACTAACTATTAGAAATTTAGATATAGGCCAGTTAGAAGGTTGGAATATTAATGAAGGCTACGCGTCAGGAGTTACGGTATCTTCTTGCGCAGGAACCCCGGTATCAGGGCTAAGGATTATAACCGATACGGGCCAATCCCCTGCGCCTAATTGGTACGAAGTATCCTCTTCGCACAGGAACACATTTATATCACAAACTATTACAGGTCTGGACCCTAAGAAAATATACAATTTAATAATTGAAGGCAAAAGTAATACTGGTACAAGTAAGGTAGGGGTAGCGTTAATTCACAAAGGATACTCTGACCCCTACACCATGAACCACGCTAAGTACTTTACGATTGGAGACCTTTCTAACACAGGTAACGCCTTTCAAAATTACTTCAATCCTGACACTGCTGTCTCCGGTATGGGCTTTACTATGCCTGGTCCTAAAGGACCTCCAAGTAGTGATGTGGCTGATACTGATTATGAAGAACATCAAAAATGTGTAAAGTGGCAACGCAGTTCAATTGAAACAACGAATCAGTACAAGTTTATATCAAATGAAACCGTTAACTTTCTACATAATCAATATGTAAACTTGCCAAACGGTAGATTTAGTTTTAAACTCGACCTCAGACACATACAAGATGTTACCGACCCTTACGAATACTACTACCCAGTCCAAGTATCTCTAAAAGTCGCGGCTAATAACCCAGGCTCGGTTTTTTCCAGTTACTGGTATAATTTTAGAACCCGGGTATGGGTAGGTAAGGATGATGCTGTTGCGTTTAACAACCTGGCTGATTATAGAAAAATTATTCTTCCTGGTTCCCATGCATTAGAGGAACTAGAACACGTAGGATATCCCAATGTCGCCAAATCTACATTCGCATTACAACAACTTAAAGGAGACCCTAATGGTTGGCACAACGCGTCAGTAGACTTTGACCTTAGGGAGTCCGATTTTGGTAACGCCTCGAGTCGAAAGAGGAACGAACTTGAGAGCGATATACTACACACAGAGTGGAGTACTAGGCCCGTGGAGTTCCACTTTTATACTGACCAAACGACTGCGGTACCAGGGCTTCATGACCCCTCTGGTACTGTGTATATAAAGAACGCGAAAATTGTTGGACCTCCAACACCTAGAGAACCTTTAAACACTTACCACGTGTATAAGGGTAATGGTGTTTGGGCTGCCACCTCGTCACTGTCTTCAGTAGACACTCCTATATCAGGTCACAGACCAAGGAGGGACGCGAGCGCGGGAACTACAACTTGGAATGAAATAGGTTCATCATTTGCGCAAAATATTCTTCTAAATGATGCTCAACAATCTTTTTCTATTTTTGGTATGGATAAATTTTTTAATAAAGATGCTCCGTACGGAAATACTGAAGTGTACGCGGGTGTTGACGGTTCTATGGTTTCCTCTATGTGGTCGGCTGAAAAAGAAAGCGTTTACGAACTAATGCTTTTTCATACAGTAGGAAGTGATTTAGAAATTCACAACGTTACCCTTACTGATGCTGCTACTACATTCTTTGATGGCCCCTCATCCCATAAGAAAACTAAATTTACCTCCGAGCCTTTTGTCGAGTCTCACTATTTATCCCACCCTGGCGGCTGGTCTGTAAACTTTAAAACCCACACCGCTGGTGGGATTACCTCGGACACTCCCCCTGGAGTAGTAACCTTCACTAGTGGGTTACTAGATTCCGACACTTATTTACGGATAACAAATAATGATACTGGCAGCCCACCAATAGATAATTACCACACCACATATACAAATTACTGTGACACTATAGAAAACTTTGGAATGATTCCAGGAGCCAGATACGCTTTTGCCTTTGACCATGCTTCAGTTCAAAATCAGATGAGTGAAGCTGTTATAGCACAGTGGGACAATACAGTATACACATTGTCAGGAACGGGTAATAAAACAGAGTGGGTACCTAACCGTTTTAATAACCAAACTCCTAACAGTGCCGCGTTTAGAACTATGGATACTTTTACTCTTGGCGTAGGTCAATATAAAGAAAAACTAACAAGAGATTATGTTACCCCTGAGTTTGTATTGCCGACGAACATTCCTGCTCATGCGTTAATAGGTATTAAAATAAAAGAACGTCCTCTACATGTAAACAACTGGAACTCTATAAAAAATAACTTTAGAGCATATAGAGTGTGTAATGCGATTGAAACAAGTTCCATAATTCCTCACTTCCCTGAAGAACAGGACTACACTGTACAACCTCTTACTGAGGCAAGTACTCCCGGAGAGTTTGGCCACTTTCAAAATGCACTTGAGTTTTATCCTGCCTCTGGTACTGCCTGGGATTACCATGCTAGTACTACTGCACACATACCTACATATGAAAAAGCTGTACATTTAGGGGCTTACCTTCCTGGTAGTGGTCTTGATTTTTCCTCAGGAGCGTTTGGAATCGTAGGAAACCACGCGGACAACTGGAACAACCCGACAAATACTTTTTCTGGAACGTTAAACAAGTTTAGTTCCGTCACTCCCAAAGGACATATCCTAAGACACACAGGTTTAAATACTCACGGTAATTGGTTGTTAGACAGCAGCGCAGGATTAACCGTCTCAGGACCTTTTGACGATACGGGAGCAACAGACCTTCCCGCAAACTCAGGTAGAGTTGTTAAATACGCTTTAACCTTAACCAGAGCTGAGGTTGAATACCTTACATATTACTCCGGAGGTATTGAGACAGCAGGATTATGGACTGTAAATTACGCCGAGTCAGCAAAGAAGAAACATTACAAATATGGGAGCCCCCCTTTCTTAGTTTCAGGAACCGGCGTACCTTACGATGGCAGCCTATATAATTTGAAAGATTATGAAGAGCCTGATTGGAGTTTGTTTGCAAAGAAAGTATTTTTAGCTGGAGGGTTAAAAATGCATGCAGATTCTGAATATCTGACTATAATATGGAGCTTGAAGTTTTAAAATGAGATTATCCGACTTAAACAGTATTAATGGACACCTTGAAGTTTACAAGGTGTATCCTAATGGAGCTGAAGAGCTGCATTACAGTGAGCACAACGTCATTACCAGCGGTATGGGCGTTAATCTAGCTCACGCCTTTGCCGCAGACGCGGACTCTAACGTAAGCTCCTTTCAAGCTAATTGGATGCAGATTGGTACCGGCGCCTCGTCCGTAGTAATTCGAAACCGTGACAACGTACAAGTTTCAGGGAGAGCCGACCTCTTGTCAGCCATCCCTGCCATTGAGTACGGAAGTGAAAATACTATAGGGCTTACAGTATCTTCTATGAAGTACTTAACTTCAGCAGGGACATTAATAAACAACGACTTTGTAAAAATCCCTAATGCATTTGTACACCGAGTATCTGACAGGAAAGTTATGTGGAGGCTTATTTTAAACGATAGTGCTTGCAACGTTCCTGACCATATTACCAACGGTGGAGCACTATGCGAGGTTGCAATCTTCGCGAACAACCCAAGGGAAGTATCCCCCCCGGTTTTGCATATGATTGCCTATCGAGCTTTTGCTAACATAGTTAAAACAAACGAATTCACCTTAGATTTTAGGTGGACAATTGAATTCTAATGGCATACCAAAATTTCACATCTCTTACACAAGGAACCACCTCTCATACTGAGGTGTTCCCTAGCATCACCATGTTTGATGCGAGTACTTTTTATAACTGGGAACAAGACAACATCCCACTTCAGCAACTTAAAGACAGGACTGATACCCTTCTTCGCCATGCTGGTTTTAATGAGTCATCGCGTCCTACAGGCGCAACAGCAGTAACTTATACGTTATCGTCTGCTGAAAACGCGGAATACGGAATTTACTCTGATATGAATAAAATCCTAGACCTTATTCCTAAAAAACTAACATACAAAGTTTTAGTTGAGGTTTGTAAGTACGGAGCATTAGGAACTTGGGACCTAGCAAATGTTGTAACTGAAGGTGACGGTCAATTAGAAATTAGAAACAGGCTATTCGCTAAAGACTCTAGCTCTACAGTAGTGGCTGTCTCGTCATCCCATGTCGGAGCCGAGGGAGCAGTAAACACACTTTGCCAGGTTGGTAATGGCAGTGATACTGATTTGTGGACTGCTTTAACGAATGTTAAATCTACAAGGTTTAACTACGGCATCTATGATGCTACCTCTTGGCAAACTAGTGGTTCTAGAGGATTCTTTCAGAGAGGTCCCGACTTAGTAGATGAAACTTTAAATCTTTCTGTTTGGACAGAAGGAGTGTCTGCACATGCTGTTGCCAACGGAGTTTCTGGGTTACCTTATGCTGCTACTAACGATTTGTCTATTGCAACTTTAGACCCTTCTCCATCTTCTATGAGTAATCGAAAGACATACCTAGGAACCGCTAGAGGAGTAGACACAACCTCTCATATTGCAACAGGAAGTGTTTACGGTAATGTATATCATGGCATTTCAATTAGAGGTTGCCGCGGTGATATTAAATTAACAGGTCTATGCGTCGATGGTTCAAACTACGGAACGGGAGCTACCCTAAAGCATGTACGAACTCACGGTATTGAAATTGTAGACTCAGAGATTATTCTGGAAGATTGTGCCGTAATGAGATGTTCCAAAGCTGGGGTATATGTTAAGAACTCAAGTGTAAGCATAGCCAGTGGTTTAGTTTGCTATCGCAACTATGAGCATGACGGCGGAACAGTAGCTAGAACTTCCAACCATGACAACTACGGTGTTGGTTTGTACGCAGTAAATTCTGAAATCTTTTTTGCCTCGGTAGACGAAAGCACTGATGCTTTAACCCTTGCCGCGCAACCAAATGACCGACGTAATCTTTACAACTTCACTAAAAACGAAATTGGAATTTTACTAGAATCTTCTAAATTACATGGAGGAACTTTGTGGACTGAAACAAATAACCTTTTACCAAGAACACGAGGTGCTGGAAATGATAACGTAACTTCCTTTTTACAAACTTACGGAAACAAAACCGGCTTAAAGTTAGAAGGTTCTCAAATAACATGGCTTGGTATTTTTGATTCTTTTTTAAATCATAATCACGGAGTCGAAGCCAATAATTCTACTTTAAATCTTACTCAATTCACTGTTGAAGACAACGGGTTAACGGGGTTTGCTTTAGATAACTCAAGACTAGTTTATGGTTATTTCGGAGATAAGTTAGGAGGCGATACGAATGGCCACAATGGAGATAGTTCCGTTTCTTACAAACGGTCCTACACATGTTCACGAAATGGACAGAACTTAATACTTGATAATAGTAGCCAAGTAAACCCGTATAAGTGTGACGAGGTCAGAAAGAATCTTGGGTGCTGGGGTGGTGCAGGCGCAAATATTAACGGCGGCGCTAAATCCTTGCTTTATGATTACATGTTTGCAGTAGGTGCAAGTAAAACGATTACGACCGCAACCGACACTTGTGACCTTCCTGCTATTGTGGTAAAGAACGGTTCTCGTGCTGAGTTTGTAGGTTTAGCCTGTGCCTCAAAGTCCCAATTTTCTAGTATTAAAGGGGCTTGTGTATCTGTAACTGATAACTCAAAAGTTATATTTAGAGGTACAAGCAAAGCACGTACATCTTTAACCACTGTACCTCAAGCCGCTATGGCAGTAGATGAACTAAGCCATAACTGGCAAACAGCTGGCGTGTACTCAGGTAGAAATTCTGTAGTCGAGTTTACAGGACCTACTAAATTATCAAGATTTGGAGTTCCTGTTCTTGCTGAGGATGGTTCTACTATGCTGTTTGGTCCTCCGACTATTGACGGGAGTGAGACTAAGGTAGATGTCGACCGGTTTAACTGTAGTTCTATTCAAACGGATAGCACGAACGACGCTGAACAAACTTCTGTGGAAATACATTCAACCCGTGCGGGCTTAGTTGTAAATAAAAATTCAAATATTAGAATATATCATATTGGTGGATGGGCAAGCGATTCAAATCACTTATCCAACTACTCAACAGACCCTTTAATGAACAACAATCACCCATCACAGATGGACAGACAGTTGTCCGCATGTACGTCTGCCGGATACTTTAGATTTTTCCCTAACGGATTTACAAGTGGTATGATTGGTTTAGAATCTGTAAAACTGGCAGCCACCCCTGCTCGTCATAAAAGAGACGTTTCCTTAAGCCAAGGCATTTCTAATCCTGAGAGAAGGCTTATAATGTCTGTAGGTGGGATGTGCGTTAGAGCAATTGGAAATAGTACTGTGGATGTAAACGGAGTTAACTTCAAATTTGAAGGAGACGCCTCTAGCTGTTCAGGAGTATTTTACGATTACAAAGGGTCACACCGACTTATGGGAAACCATGACCCTTACTTGGCCAACGGTGCAAACTGGTGGTCTCGTACGGCGCCAACCACATTAGCTTCTCATGAACCAGGAGGTTACATGATGGACAGTTCAGCTTTCAACGCTTCAGGAATTACTAAAGTTAGGTTCAACAACGGCAATGCGGCAACTTTGTATAATGCAAGTTCGTTTATGCCCGAACCAAACTCTGAACAGAATGGGTATACCGATGGTGCATTACCTTCAGTAGTATATCCGGCATATGCATCTAATTTAATGATGTGGAATATCGCTGACACTTCACGTATTCACGTCGCAAACTGTAAGGTTAACACGTTAGACCCAAGCTCTTGGTGTGAAGCAAACAATGCTCACGGACCTAGAGGTAAGTGGGCTAATGGTGTTGCTTTAGATTATTACGGAGCTGGAGGTTTGGCGACAACATACAACCCTAAACTTCGCGTTGCGGATTTAGATAGAGGTTTTGAGAATTACGGTATTTTCCGATTGCTTCTCGGGCATAGAGGTCACCTAAAATCTCTAGTAGAGGTTAGTGGTGGTACTTTAGGAGCCAACGTAATCAGTCCAGGGTTCCAATTCGGCGGAGCTATAGACCAAATTAATGGCGCAGGATACCAAACTTGGTCCCGGCATGCTATGAGTTTGTCTGGTTCTGATGAGTTGTTGATGTCTACCGGTCTAGAAGGAGCCAGCGCTGTTAATGCGATTGGAGGTTTTTCTGGAACCGAAGACGTTTTTGGTCAAGGTTGGGCTGCTTCAGCAACTAACCATCCTGCTGGAATACAAGGCATGATTAATGAATACGTTGACGCACGCGGGGTTACTCGAAGGAATGTACCTGGTATGCCTATACCTCCATTGCATATGGATTGGCAAGGTTACATGAGAAATTTCTTAGATGAATCCGGCGCTAACTTGTTTACGAACGCTAAACATGCTTCTAGTAAAAAAGTTAACGCGCTTTCAATTTACCACTCAACTACAAACGCTCTTGGCGTCGGTGGTGAGGGGAGAGACGCAGATACAGCTGACGCCACTTATGGTGTAGGTTGTCGCTCTTTAAATCTCTTCGACTTAGATAGGTTATTATAATGGCTAGAGAACGAATTAATCCAAATATTAGATATTACCTCCCGGGGGACCCTTACTACTATCAAGTAGACAATCTCCCTCTTCAGGATTTAGAAGCTAACGATATGTCTTTACAGGAGCAAATCGATAATTTAAATACAAGAATTGATAATGTTTTGAACACTCCTGACCGGGGAGTTTTTTCTGAACTTCTTCCTTATTTTAATAGAGATGGAGTGGTGCGTGTAAAGGATGGTAATTTTATTGCTCGTGTAAATACTAAGGCGAACTTTGAAAATGGTCTAATGGAAAGAAAGTTCGGGTCTGACGTCGACTCCGAAACTGTGTCCTTATCTGACCCTGGTGGTTCAAGCCAAGCAAGAACCTTGGATGCCGGAAGAAGTATGGCCGAACAGTTCGAAGCTAAGTCAGCGGTAAGAAACGCTGTCATACAGTACGTCGATACCCACGAGATTGAAATTCCATCTTTTAACGATGAGGACTTCACAGACAGTGACGCCCCGGACTACAGAATAGATTTACTATACATCCAGGCTTCCCCTGGAATGGATGAGTCTAACGAAACTATGCAAAGGTTTGGCAACGCGGAGGACACTGCAAGATTAGGTTATGTAAGAGGGGGCTACTTTAGAGTAGACAGTACAATACCCGCTAGACAACAAGGAGACATTATAAGTGTGGACGGCTTGGAAGGTAAACTTCTTGGCTTGTCGCAAGTAGATGTTCTCGGTAGAGAAGAAGGGACTATACCCGCACCCGATGATATCGTAAATAGCTCTTATAAAAGTAATACCGAACCTGCAGGATACATTTCCCACACTCCTGGAATCTCTACACTAGCTCTAGATGTTTGGGCCGAAGAACAGAGAAACAATCTTGGTGTGTTTTGTTTACCCGTCGCATATATTAAAGTCCCTAGAGGGTACTTGGCCGGCACCACGCTCCCTATAACTGGGTTAGTGGATATAAGACCTTTCTTCCGCTCTGCAGAGTTAACCTTATCTGAACGACAAGCAATCGCGACCTCTCATGCTCCTAGTTTAAATAACCGATTTATGACGGTCGAAGACCCTGATTATGTCCACCTTAAAAAGGTAACGGTTCAAGGTATGGGTAATCTGGAGCAGCAAGACCATGAAGGAAGAATACAAACTTTAGAAAGTAAAATGCGAGCGCAGGCTAACGTGGAAGTATTCCAACCTGTCAATATTGCATGCATGGATGGTCAAGAAGAAGCCCCTTTCTACTTAGACTCAACCGAAACCGACCCGGATAGACTTAGTGGACGTTTTGAATTTGAGGACGGTTTTATGCCAGGAGGTTCCGGACATTTCAGGCGGAATCACGGAACCTATAAAAAGACTGTTCGAGCTATAAGGTATGAAGCAGGCCCTGGTCAATGGATGTTGTATACACAAATTATGTTTCATATCGCAGACGAAGCACATGGTGCAGCAACGCGAGATGGTGCTAATTATAACGACCCACATTTATCGATGCCTTCCGGGTTCTACAGACTTAATACTACTGAATTAGGTTATACTGGAGGGGGAGTAGACGGTATTATATGTACTCCTAATATGGAAATGAAGTGGGGGGGAGACGCTTGGGCTTACGATATTTTCCGCCAATCAGATTACCAAACTGTAGATGCTGATGGCAATCCAATTGGAGACCTAAATCCTGGGTATATAGACTTTGATTTTGGTTGTACGGACACCAGCAAAAGAATTAAAACCACGGACTACCCTAGCTGGAAGTTTTGGATGAATGACAGATATACCACTTTTTGGACTGAAGGTCAGATGCAAGTATCTGTAACTCTTATTGGTTTATCCGCGACCCCTGACTTATACTCTGGAGCTGAATTAGCAAGCGACCACATTTTCTAAAATGGTTAATAAAGTAAACAAAGTAAGGATGCACGGACCTATAGGCACTTACGACTATAGGGATGACAACGCTCCTTTAGAAGCACTTGCTAAAAATGACGTACTTCTTCAAAAACAGGTTGACACCTTGTACGAAAAATTAAAAGAAGAAGGAGACGCAAACTATACAAGAAAAGACTTTTTCTCTTTAAAACCTCGTACGGGAGATATTGAGAGTGAGTTGTATGTTGAACCTGGCTCTTTCATTTGCAGAATGCCTACAAGGTCAGGTCCGATGGATGTGCCTAAATCGAAAGGGTCCGGCATTAATACTTCTAGAGGAGGAAGTGAAGAAGATAGAGGGTTAGCCGACACAACCGCATCCAACGAATTTCACGAAATGGGGGAATCACAAAGAACCTCCGTTGTGTTTTTTGGTGGAGGTGGAGTTACTTTTGATGAGTGGAGCGACGATGACTTTAACTGGACAGCCCCCCTTTCCCAAGACCCTGACGCACCTGACCATCGGATGGACTTGGTTTGTGTTCAAGGTTTTCCTGCTAGTGACCAATTTGGTCGCCACAACACAGTTTTAGGACAAGACGGAACTTCTTGGCTGGTTGTTGTTAAAGGTGCTGGGTTTAGAAACACTCCTCTATTTGGTGCCGATGGTGAGCCTGTGTTTGCTAACGTACTTCACACTGGAATGTACAAGGATGAGGACATTAAAATTACAATGTCCCGTCCTATAAGTCCTAATATTGACCCCGACTTCGACTTTTATGCTGACACAGGTGTTTCTAAGTACAGAACAAATCTTCGTAATGACCTTACTCAGGGATTAAGAACTGCTAGAACTTACGGTATGGGTAAAACTTCCGTAGAGGAGATGTCTCCCACCAGAACATATGGTACAGTTCCCGCTCCCGATGATGTTGTGAATAGTTCTTACCATATTCCTCCTGGGTTAGATGATACCTTTCAAGCAATTTTATCAAGTACTTTAAATGTTACAGATGTAAACACAGGTCATGATGCTGGTGTAGGTTTGTTTACGGTCCCTGTCGCATATGTAAAAATCCCTAAAGGGTACGCTAGAACTCCAATCGAGAGTTCTTGGATTCAAGACATTAGACCTTTGTTTCGGTCCGCTGAGCTAACATTGTCTGAACGACAATCAATATCTAACGGTTATAGAGCTAGAGCAACTAACAGGTATTTTACTATAAGGGACTCAGAATACCAATACCTCGTTAATTATATTCTTCAGGAAGACCAGTGGAATAGATACGAACTTCGAGGCCAACGGGATATTAGTCTTGGAAATCATGAAGGTAGATTGCGAGCCATGGAGAATTGTATTGACAGGCCATTACTTCAAGCTGCTCCTACATATTCTAGACATGGTGACCTTCCCACTCCAAGCCTTAGCCCTTCATACCCTACAAGTTATCAAGGGGTTCCGGATTGGGGGCAAATATGGGGAGCTGGGCCAATATTGAATGATGGTGCTGAGTACGGCGGTGGTGTTAGTTATAATCAAGGCTTATACTTTCATCGAGGTCAATTTATTCCTTGTGTAAGAAACTATCTGGATAGATTTTATACCACCCGATATGATAGTGCTCGTTGGGCCGAGTCTAAAAGTAGTAACCCCCATGGGGTAGTAGACCAAATATTCGGAGCAGACGGAAGCTTAGTTAGAAGACTTCAAATTCGTAAGAAGTTTTTAACTTATAGAACCGATGTATGGGAAAC